TTTTCTGTCGAAAGTTTGAGGCACTGGACGGCCACAATAAGGGCAGTATTCTGGCCTAAGATCTATATATTCGCCACAAAACTCGCATTTTGGGCGATGAGGAATAATTACCATGACTTACCTCCATGAGTTAATTTTAATACCATCATATGACAAGAGATAAAAATACACAAGTTAAAAGAGGATTAAAAATGTAGGATAAATAAAATCAAATATTTTATGTCCAAAATATTGGACAGGAAGGAGATAATATGAGTAATTTAATCAGGGAATGGGACGAGCATGTAATAGCCGGCAACCGGATCAGCCGGGATCTGGAGAGCTTTGACGGGGTAATGAAGATTGCGGAGCTACCGGAAAGTAAAGTTGCACTGTATGTAAACGGAGGCACTACCTACATAGATTCAGTTCTTCCGGAAGAGGTCATGGGAGTACTGAAGACCATAGTTACTAATCAGCTGGTGGATATCCGAGCCAGAAAGGAAACCGAGCTTAAGAAACATATGAATGCTTGGAAGCCGGCAACCATTAATCCGGAATTTGAACTGGCCGTGAAGAAGATGGAGCAGCAGAGCAAAGTTAAACCGGATCCAGTGGAGAAGAAATTGGCCGAGGTCATACAGAAGGAAGAGGAACGTATTAAACAGCCGCCATTGTCAGCTGACGAGATCTTACGCCAGGACATCGATAAGGTTCGAGAGCTGTATGAGGATGATACAGTTACTGTCAGCGTCATTGCTGCCAGGTACGGAGTTAAGAAGCAGGATGTATATACCTTCGCATCTAAGAACCGTTTCACCCGGATTAAGAAGCCTACAGGATTTCTGGATTCTCCGAGAAAGGAGCGTCCCTGAGGATCGGGCGCTTTCACCATACCAGCAGAAAATGTTCGGGTACAAGAAAACTGATTATGAAACATGCCCGATCTGTGGCAAGTTAGTACCGTTCGTTGTTATTAGCCGGAGTGATTACCAATGGAAGATTACTCACCAAAAGGGACGTACAAAATATTACTGCGGATACAACCATTGGAGACAGGCGGGAGGAGGGAATTAGCTATTTGACAGACGAAATTAGGGCAGAAAATGAAAAGAAAAAAGAATATCTTAATGGCTATAAGAACCTATGCCGGAAGGTTAAATCCCTTGAGGATCAACTGATCTCTCTCCGAGAAGTAGAGCAATCACCTAAGATACAACAGCTGTCTGATATGCCTAAGGGAGGTAAGCAAACGGATCTATCCGACCTTATGGTGCGTGAGGAAGCATTATTCGCGAAGATTAAGGAGAAGCGGTCTGAATGCATGGAAAAGAAACTGGAAATAGAGGGCAGGATTGCGGATATGACAGATGGAATTCAAAGCTCGGTATTACATAGCAGGTACATTTGCTGTAGGACATGGGATCAGATTGGACATGATCTGGGATATAGCAGTAGACAGATAATAAACATACACGGTAAAGCATTGATCAATTTTAACATTTCGTAGTATTTCATACTGGGTATATGTTAATCTGTAAACAGAAAGGTTGCCAATTGGTGACCTCCTGACGGCTGCCAGGTTGATAAGGTCTGGTGGCTGATTAGGCAGTATGTTGACTTACTATTTCAAACGAAGCCTACAAATCGGCAGCAAATGGCGTTCAGGCAGATAACACTCGTACGATAACGAGTTAATCCGTGGAGCCGTAGCTCAATAGGGCAGAGCATAGACCGTATGCTAACGGATGCAGGTTCGAAGCCTGCCGGCTCCCTTCCGCTGTTAGGCGGAACTCCCCCTCATTTGTTCCCCAATATAAAGGCATCGGAGACTTGATCTCGTAACGATGCCTTTTTAATGCTATATATATCCAATTTATCCTATTGCATATAGAACGTATGTTTGGTATAATTAATCTGTAAAAAAGATGTATAAAATGTCATAATTTACCCTTTTGTGTTGAATAATATTTCCAATTGGTGTATAATGATGGAAAACATATTAAGGGGGAGATGTAATGGCCAATAGTAAGAAAGAGCGAAGTTTTTATTATTATGATATTTTACTTTATTTTTTTGACACATGTAGGAGTAAGTCAACACTCTTTACTGATCAAGAAAATGTTATGTATGATACATTTTCATTCATAAAAGAATTACAAGATAAGATAGCAAGAAAAGAAATTGATAAAAGTGAATTAATGGTAAAAACTGAATTTGATGATAGACTATTTGTTATAGTGGATAAACTAGTGGAAGATGAACCTATTGAATTTCGTATTGTACTATGCAGAGATGATGCATTGCCTTTTATAGAGAGAAATGGAATTTTAGAATTTATTAGCACATATGTTGCTGATAATGATTTTTCACTTGCAGAGATTACCCATTGTATTATATTTCCAAAAAGTGGTATAATGGGAGCAGAATTTAATTTTTCAGGTGCACGACCTTCCTCAATTGCATTTTATTTAAGTGAAAAGTGTAAAGATATTCATCATGTTTATTGCAAGGGTAAAATGGATCAAAATACATTAGACAAACTACTTGATAAAGAAAGTTTATCATTATTTAGCATTGCAATTAAGAATAATTCTCAAGCACAGCAAAAGATAGTCAAAAAAAGTTCTGTATTTGCATTACCTTTTTCAGTTATGCGAGATATCGATGTAATAGAATTTACTTTAAAAAGGCGGAAATCAAAGAAGAAAGATGGCTTTGAGTCTCCTCTTAGTAAAGATGAAATCAAGGATCTTTTAGTAGAGAGTAGAGAAGATTTTAAAAGCTTTAAAATTGGGCAGGGAGCTCTTAGTGATTCAATTGATTTATTGCATGATAAATTAGTTCATAGAACACGATCAATTCAAACAAAGGATAAAACTATAAAGCCAGAAAGTATGTACTTTGAAATTAGAAAATTTTATAATGATGTAGTTAGTAAGGTATGAAAATAAAGGAGGTATGGCAAATGAAAATTAGCATTATAGATAGAGTTATAATCATTGTCGTGCCTATAGTTGTGTCGTTTGTAATTTGCAAAATATTATCTATGTACTTAATGAAAATAAACTACGATATAAATCAAATTGAGTGGGAAGAGTTTATGAAATTTTTGTTAAATACTTGGGTTACATTGTTAGGTTTCTTGATAACGGCAGTTTCAATTTTACTAACATTTAATGGTGGACAAAAGTCTGATATTATAAAAGATAGCGAACACTTTCCGACCATATTATTTTCTTATTTATATTTTTGTTTTTTACTTTTTGTATTTTTAATATTTTTTGTTCCAGTATTATTTATTCAAATATGGAATTACAACATATTATTATTGCTTGTTTTCTCTGCGACTTGTACTGCTATTCAATTGCTTATTAGTTTATATTTCTTATTTGTGATTGTATGGACTGCGATTAAATAATATATGAACAGTGGTTTTATAACAATATTATAAACCTAATATTAACTAGGGAACTCTTAATGGGGTTCCTTTTTCTTATATATGTTCAAACGAACAATGGTGTTAGGGCTTAGCAAAGACATCAGAGGCTTGACTTCGTGCTTTTTTAGTTATATTATCTCCTTAGAATTGCAAATATTAGCGAAATGTGGTATTATTTGGACGAAAGGAGGGATGTGAATGATATTAATGTATAGGGATTTAGAAGGCAAAGAGCATGAATTTTACAATGGATTATCAGTAGAAGAAGTGGTTGATGTTGTCTCAGAAAAAGTTATAGGATACAAAATTAGAGGACCATATGTTGATGATAACATTTCCAAAGAGACATATGAAGCAATCAAAAAACAAATAATATAATACCTCACTAGAGAGCATCCTTCGGGGTGCTTTCTTATGGAATAATTTACTGTTGCGTAATACAATTTGAAATGTTATGGTATTTGAGTAAATTGAATATTGAAGGAGGTGTCTGATCTATGAAACTTACTCTTAAGCTTTTTAAATTTGAAGTCCAAATTGTGATCAGGTTGAGCCGATAATCTCAACGGTTCCAGGGCTAAATAATTGCCTTGGAATTACACCTAACATAATACATATAAAACAATAGAATAAAATGAAAAAGGTAGCATATAATTATAAATACTGCAGAATAAAACCAAGATATTTGAATATAATTGAATAAAGATATTTCGACTAGGAGGTTATTGTATGAATACATTATATGCAATATTAGCAATTGCAATTATGGCTGTTGTTTTCAGTATCTGCTTAACGATAGCTTATTGTAAATTTGCGAATAGGTTATGTAATAAATAGCATACAATTAACTTATCTCAAACATTGTGCTTAAAGCAGGATGAAAGGGATAAGTTTAACCTCTTTAAGATAATATATATAAAACAATTAACACCATAGGGACTGTTAACGCAGTTCCTTTTTTGATACCCAAAACAAAACGAATAGAGGTGGTGATGCTTGGCACGTGCGCCTGATGAAAGGGTCAATAAAGCATTTGAACTATACAAAAAAGGATATAAGTTAATTGAGATTGCAAGTCAATTAAATATCCCTGAGGGTACGATCCGGAGCTGGAAGAATAGATATAAATGGGATGATGCAACGTTGCAATCAGATAAACGCAACGTTGCAAAAACAAAAGGCGGTCAGCCAGGAAATAAAAACTCAGTAGGCCATGTATCAAGCGTTCCTCCTGAAAATAAGAATGCGGAGAAGCATGGTTTCTTTAGTAAATGGCTCCCACCGGAGACGGCGGCTATCATGAAGGAGATCGAGAAGTCAGATCCACTTGATATCCTATGGGATAATATCCAGCTACAATATGCAGCCATTATCCGAGCCCAAAGGATCATGTTCGTAATGAATCAGGAGGATAGTACCACTACAAAGATAGGCGAGGGTTACAGCGAGTCCGGGCATTCTGAAAAGTGGGAAGTTCAATATGCATGGGATAAGCATGCTACATTCCTCCAGGCTCAATCAAGAGCCATGAAGACACTGGAATCTATGCTTAAGCAATATGATGAACTGCTTCACAAGAACTGGGATCTGACTACGGAAGAGCAGAGGGTTCGTATAGAAATAATGAAGGCAAAGTCTGATCATAATGGTGAAGGGGATGGGATAGTGGATGATGGATTCATAGAGGCTTTAGAGGGGAAGATTGATGATATATGGCAGGAAAATTAAAGCAAGCTGTGTTCAAATTCCAGCCATTTTCTAACAAGCAACTTAAGTTATTAACTTGGTGGCTACCAGATTCCCCGGTACATGATAAGGATGGCATAATAGCCGATGGAGCTATCCGATCGGGTAAAACTCTTTCCATGTCGCTGTCATTTGCAATATGGGCAATGACCATGTTTAACAACCAGAATTTTGGTATGTGTGGAAAGACGATAGGATCCTTCCGACGTAACGTTTTATTCTGGCTCAAGTTAATGCTTAAGTCCAGGGGATATAGCGTCAAAGATCACCGAGCCGATAACTTGGTTATCATTACAAAAGGTGATGTTACAAATTACTTTTACATATTTGGCGGTAAAGATGAACGCTCCCAGGATCTCATTCAGGGTATAACCTTGGCTGGGGTCTTTTTTGATGAAGTCGCATTGATGCCGGAATCCTTCGTTAATCAGGCAACTGGACGATGTTCAGTAAAGGGTTCTAAGTTTTGGTTTAACTGCAACCCACAGGGACCCATGCACTGGTTTAAAGTCAACTGGGTAGATAAATCAACCGGATATCTGGGTAAGACCTTAGTTGAGGAAATAAAGCGCAAGGCTAAGGAAGAAAACAAAGAACATGGGCTAAAAGAAATAATCTATCTGCATTTCACCATGGACGATAATTTGAGTCTGGATGAAGAAATCAAGGCTCGATATCGAAGCAATTATGTAGGTGTCTTCTTCAAACGATACATCCTTGGATTATGGGTAATGGCTGAGGGCGCTATCTACGACATGTTCCATGACGGACTGTTATTTGATGATGAAAAAGATGGTCCGGACTTAATGCAGCCTTACACCCGGTATTATACGATTGACTACGGTACCACTAATCCTTGCGTATTCCTTGAGATCATCAGGCAGGGGTTTATATCTTGGGTGGTAGACGAATATTATTATGACAGCAGAGCCAAAGGAAGACAGAAAGACGATGCGGAATATGTGGATGATCTGATCAAGTTTATAGGTGGTAAGTCGTACAACATGATAATAGTGGATCCCAGTGCAGCCAGTTTCAAGATTGCAGGCAGAAAAAAGGGGCTGAGATTCAAAGAGGCTGATAATGAGGTACTGGACGGTATACGCCTGGTATCTTCTTTGTTTGCACTTATGTTGCTTAGAGTACATAAAAAGTGCATCAGCCTTAGAAATGAGATTGGCTCATATATCTGGGATGATAAAGCAGCTGAGCGTGGAGTTGAGCAACCATTAAAAACGAATGACCACTCCACAGATGCGCTTAGATATTACTGTAAAACAATTATTAAGGTGGTGAGAGCGTGAATAAAAGGCAAAGGCAGAAGTTAAAAAAGGAACTCGATAATCCAGACAATCGGATTGTATCCGATAAATCTAATAAAAGCAATGCAGCACTCATGATGGATATGTTTACAAACGCAATGGCCAGAACCGGATTGGCTTCTCAAAACCTTATGAATGCGACGGATTATGAGCTGACTAGGATTACAAAAAACTATCAACTGCTTACAACATTATACCGGGAGAACTGGATTGCTAAGAAGATTATTAACACTATCCCAGAGGACATGTGTCGAAACTGGTTTGAGATTACCACGGAGATGGATCCTAAAAACCTTGATAGATATAGAAAGCTTGAAAAGAGAACTAAAATCAAATCAAGAATTCTTAGTGCTATGTTTTGGTCTAGGCTCTATGGGGGATCAGCTGCAGTAATGCTGATATCCGGCCAGAATAACTTAAGCGATCCTTTGGACTTAGATATGATTATGCCAGGATCATTTAAAGGGTTGCTGGTTGTTGACCGCTGGATGGGTATACAGCCCATGCAAGAATTAATAACGGATATTGATGATCCTGATTATGGGCTGCCGGAATACTACCAAATTACGGACAGATCAACGGGGCACAATATTGTAATACATCACAGCAGACTGATAAGGTTTATAGGTCGTGAGCTCCCGTACCAAGAAGAGGTAACAGAAAATTACTGGGGAGCCTCTGAGATGGAACATGTATTTGAGGAGTTAGCAAAGCGAGATAATACGAGCTGGAATATTGCATCCCTTATCTTCCGAGCTTCAATCATAGCAACAAAAACGGATGGATTGGATGTAATGCTTGCCACCGGTGATATCGAGGCTCAGAAACAGTTTTACGAAACACAGCAGGCAATTAATACAATGCTTAACAATAACAGCATGATGCATCTAGGCAAGGATGATGAAATGCAGCAGCTCAATTATACATTCTCAGGGCTTAATGATGTTTATGAAAGTTTTATGATGGATGTTGCCGGTGCTGCGGAAATCCCAGTGACAAAGCTTTTCGGACGTTCGCCGGCGGGAATGAACTCAACGGGAGAAAGTGATAGTAAGAATTATTATGAGACTATTGAAAATGGACAGGAAAGCGAATTAAGGCCGGCATTAGAAAAATTGCTCCCCGTAATGTTTATGTCCGAATTTGGAGAGGTACCAGCTGATTTAGATTTCAGATTCCTTCCGGTACAGAGCCCTACCGAGAGCGAAATAGCGGACCAGGTACAAAAAAAGACAACAGCGGTCAAGGATGCATATGACAGTGGGATAATTAACCAGAGAATAGCCTTGAAGGAACTTAAGGCCATGAGTAAATCAACCGGTATGTTTACTCACATTACAGATGAAGATATAGAAAATGCTTCAACCGATTTTGCAGACGAAACAATGTTAGAAGGTGCAATGAATGAAATATCAGGATTGGCAAACGAACAAGATACTGGAGGAGAAATACCGACAGAGCCTAAGGCGGATATCAAAACTATTGACCGAATCGGTGGCTGGTTCAAGAGACTTAGAAGAAATAAACAGATCGCTGCATAGGCTGTATAATTCTAAAGCCTTCCGGAACCTAGCGGATCTTGCTGCAAGACGATTTATTACCATGGGTAATACAATTGATGCAAGAACATGGAAACAGGCGGCTAGAGGCTGCAGCCAGAATTCTAAGCTTTACAGTATGCTTACAAAGAATCTAAATGGTACTTTAGGGGAGATAGTAGAACAGAAAGTAACCGAGAATGCACACTACATTAAAACCCTTCCCCTTGAAGTGGCTGATCAGGTCACTAAATACGTTAAAACAGAAGCTTATAAATCGATAAGAGCCTCTGATATAGCAAAGCACCTTCAGAGCAAAGTAGAAGGATACAGTAATGCTAAGGCAGATCTGATTGCACGTACTGAAGCATCCAAAGCAATGACAGCATTAACAGAAGCCAGGGCGAGAGATTTAGGAGTCAGATGGTACCAGTGGAGGACTGCTGACGATGCAAGGGTCAGAAATTCGCACTCCCATATGGAGGGAGTATTGATAAGGTGGGATGATCCCCCGTCACCGGAACAGCTTGCTGGTTTAAAATCGGTGGGAAAATATAACGCGGGTAATATTTATAATTGCCGGTGTTATCCTTCTCCGTTGGTAACCCTTAATAGGGTTAAATGGCCGGCTAAGGTTTATTATCAAGGCAGTATACAAACTATGACCAAGGAACAATTTGAAAAGATTATGTGAGGAGATTAGATGTATAAATATAAGGTGATTGATAAAATAGATGAAGTCGAATTAACATGTGAATCAGATACATTGGATGGGGTTATTGAACTAAGAAGCAAGATCTCGGAACGTACACTTGAAAGTGTATTTTCAGAATACCCAATGACGTTCTTGGAATATAGAGAAGCTTTTTCAAAATTAAAAGGCGATATTCCACCATATGCAGACTTTATAAGGTTCGTTAACGATTACAGAAAACATAAAAGGAGCTGAAAAAATGATTTATTATGGTTCCAAAATATCAGATAACCTCTCCACTAGCCCGGAGGGGTTTTTAATTTGCCACAATGTACCGATTGCCAGAACTGGCTATCAGGATTATCTAGGCTCTGAGCTGCCGCAGGAGATGCAAGAGGAATATGGGTTAAGCCCGCAAAAGATGTACAAAATATACCGAAGTGTCGAGGAGGTATTCAGTCCAGCTACTATCGCAAGTTTCGAAGGTAAGCCGTTCACAGATAATCATCCTACGGAAACGGTCACTATTCAAAATATCGGAATGTATGGAAAAGGTCACATTCAAAACATCCGCAGGGGTAGCGGTGAATACCAAGATATGCTTATAGCAGATATCATATGTACGGATGAGATTGTATCCAACTCCATTCAACAGAAGTTAAAGCGTGAAGTTTCATGCGGATATGACAATGTAATCGTTAAAGGTAAGAAAGGATTTGAGCAGACTCAGATCCGCGGCAACCACCTAGCTCTTGTGGAAAATGGTAGAGCCGGTCAGAAAGCAGCAATACAGGATTCATTTCCTGATGCTATAGATAAACAAATTAAGGAAGGAGAAACAAATAAAATGGCAAAAAATATTTTTCACAAAATGTTCGCAGCCTGGGCGAAAGATGCGGATCCGGGTGAAATTGAACAGGCACTAAGCGAAATGGGAAAAGATGAAGATCCGGGAACTAGCGCTGATCCTCAGGAAAGAGGAATTGAGGAGGTTAAAAAGGATGTGACAGAACTTAAAAATGTTGTATCCGAAATTGTCAATGCTGTTAAGCAACTCGTGGAATCTGGCAAGAGTTCCAATGGTGAACTTTCAGACGAGGATAAGCTAAAAGAGCTTGAAAAGGACTCGCTTGATGAGCCAGAGGAAGGTAAACAGGAGGAGCAACTTATCGAGGCTAATGATGCTGATCCTGAGACCGAAGAAGAAAAAACGGGTACCATGGATGCAGCCATTAAAGACATTGTTAAGGCTATGAAGCCGAAGCTATTAGCTATCCCGGATGAAAAAGCCAGAACCCAGGCTGTTGATGCGTTTGTATCTGCTGTAAAGGATGCAAGAGCAATAAAGCCCGATACTAAGAACGACTATGCTGCCCTTCTGAATGCAGTTAAATCCAACCAGGTCGCTAAAGATAGCAAGCCAAAGACTATGGATGCAAGACGTTCAGAACAGGTAAGTGCAATCAATAAGTATAACCCACATGTAAAAAAGGAGGATAAGTAAATGCCAGGAGTAGCAATTGGAAAAAACCTTGGATTAGGTTACGCAGGTACGCCTACAAGACAAGATGATAATTTGATCCGTAATAGGATCAGCAGCGATGCCGGTAATATCGTTTATGGCGCGCCGGTTATCTTAGCATCAGACAATACCTATAAGAATTGGGCTACAGATAGTACGGCTGCTATCTTTGCAGGCGTAGCGGTAGCTAATGTAAAAACGAACCAGACATACGGTACCGGAATGAATAACAGTGGATATTATGCTCCGAAACAGCCGGTAGATGTATTGGAGCGAGGATCCATTTTGGTATTCTGCAAGAGTGGTACACCAACTGCAGGTGGTGCAGTTTATATCCGAACTGTAGTAGATGGATCCAAAGCAATCGGTGATTTCGAAGCCACTGCGGATGCTGGAAAGAACGTTATAATCGCTAATGCAAAATGGACTACCGGTAAGATCGACAGCAGCCTAATTGCTGAGGTTACATTACTTACAAGAACTACCCCATAAGAAAGGACAGGTGATATAGAGTGAATATTAGTAAAGATCAAGCAGCAATGTTAAAAAAGTATGCAGGTAACGGTTTTGCCGGTTTTGTAGGTGATGCAGGGAGCGGACTTGGAGGGATGGTCTTTGACGCTGCCGCTGTAGCTACTGGCGGCGTATTTTTATCGTCAGAGCTGGAAAAGATTAACCCACAGATTTTAGAACCGTTAACATCAGTAACATACCAGGAGGATATGCCCTTCAATGAAGGCGGCGGTTGGGTGGACTTTACCAGTAATTTCTTTGTAGATTACGGTACTACCGCTAACGATGAAGATTCCATTATCGGAACCAACACAACCGATATTCCAGTATCTCAGGCAAATGTTACAAAAGATTTATCCAAGGTTTGGACATTTGCAGAGGCATTAAAATACAGCTATATCGATATGCAAAAGTCAAACCAAGTAGGTAGAGATATCAAGAAGCTCATGGATGGCGGATTAAGGCTTAACTACAATAAAATTATGGATAAGAATACATACACAGGTATGACTAAACTTGGAACTTACGGACTTGTAAATAACCCAAATGTATCCTCTCAGCTGGCAGCAAATAATTCTGGTGGCACTTCGAGATTATGGAAAGACAAGACAGGGGAAGAAATTCTCAATGATATTAACACTTTAGCAGCTTCCAATTTTGCGGCTTGTGAATATGATCAGTCAGGCATCCCGAATCACCTGTTAATTCCAGTTGAGGATATGATCCAGATCGCTCGCCCTATGACAATTGCCGGATGCAACTCCATCCTTGAATATATCAAGGCTAACTACTTCGGTCTGAATTACGGTGTCGAACTTGTTATTAAGGGGCGTAGATGGTGTACAGGAGCAGGCGCAAGTTCCACAAACAGAATGGTAATGTATCGCCATGATGAAAACCGTATTGTTACCGATATTACAGTACCATTAATGCCTGTAATGACTCAATGGGTCGCTACACAGGTTGCATATATTACTCCATATGTATCTCAGGTCGGTCAGGTAAAATTCCTTTACTTGCAGACTATCGGATACATGGACGGAATTTAGGAGGGAATCATGGCGAAGAAAAACAGTACCACAGTAAAATACCTTTGTGACGGTAGTCCAAAGTTTAAATTTGACGATGAGACGTTCCAGGCAAAGCCGGGATTCAATGAGATGCCGGAGAAGTTCGCAACAGATCCATATTATAAAATGTGCGTAGATGGCAAGATTATTAAAGATTTTGTCTCAGTGCCAACTGACGGTCAACAGGAGGCATTTGATGCACAGTTAAAGGCTGAGAGAGAAAAGAATGAGGAACTACAGAAACAGAATGAAGAGTTACTGGCGCAGTTAGCAGCTCAAGCAAGTACAGCCGCTGCAGAAAAATAAGGATGTGATCTTTATGTATTACTCAGGTTACCCAACAGTAAATGTAGGCCAGATAATATCCAATGCATCCAATATTAGAACAGGGGATAATCCGTCATATCAAGTGGCGGATTTTCTTCTTGTATACCCTCAGTTCGGTGCTGAGTCTTCTGGTAATAAGATTATTCCGGAAACTATAATTCAGCTTTACATTGACCTTGCTGACGCCAGTATTAAAGAAGCACGATGGCACAAGGCTTGGAAGATAGCCATGGGGTTGTTTGTGGCGCATTGGTGTACAACATGGCTTAGGAGCTCCGTAGATACAGAATCAGCAGATAAAGAAGCCATTGTACAATCAGGCCAGACTCAGGGCATAGTCACAACTGAAAGTGTTGATGGTGTATCGTATTCTATGGATATTGCAACTGTTATGGAGGATCTAAAGGGCTATGGAATGTGGAAAACCACTGAATTCGGTGCAAACCTCGCGTCACTTGCAAAAGCCTACGGTAAGGGGATGATGCTAATATGGTAAATGTGTCGACAAACGATAACTCTGATAGGTTATTCCAGGCTCTTGAATCCCTTAAAGACTTGGAGGTTTATGTAGGTATCCCGGAAGAAAAAAGCAGTCGCAATGAGAAAAATGACTCTATAACTAATGCCGAGCTGGCATTCTTAATGACCAACGGCGTTAGAAAAATTGAGATGAGAGAGGATATGTCCGACAGTGTAGATAGGCATGGATACCATGCTGCTTATAATATGTATATACAGGCCAATGGATCCCCGCTTTGGCAGATACCCCCCAGGCCTATAATCGAACCTGCAATAGCGGATGATAAAGATAACCTCTCCCCGATGCTTGCGGATGCCGCAAAGGCTATCCTAGACGGTGACAGGGCTCTTGCATTGCAACACCTTAACAAGGCTGGACTGGAGGGTCAGGCTGCGGCACAAGATTGGTTTACTAATCCGAAAAACGGATGGCTGCCAAATGCTCAGCCAACGATTGACGCAAAAGGAAGTGATAAACCTAACATTGATACCGGGGAGCTAAGAAAGGCAATCACCTATGTTGTGAAAGGAGAATAGCAGTGGCAAGGATAAATGTATCAAGAGTAATAAAAAGTTCCAAGTTAGCACAGTCCTACACTGTTTTTCGTAAATCAGGCGATTGGGTAGGTGGCAGATGGGTGCAGACGGAATCCTACTTTCAGGTAACCGGCCCTGTCACGGTACCAGGAGAAAAAGAGATATGGCAGGTTCCGGAGGGCGACCGGGTAAAAGGGGTTATGTGCTTCCATTCCACTGAAGAACTTTATACCACTAATCAAAACGGCACATCAGATGAAGTGTTTTGGAGGAAAAACCGGTATCGTATCCATGCGATATTACCGTGGATGGACTTTGGATATTGTAAAGCTCTTGGAACCAGAATGGAGGGCGATACTGATGTTACTCCGTAGCATTGAAGACTTAATAAGGGATGCCACATATGAATTACTTGGGGTCGCGAATAATAATGCAAACAAATCTCGTGTACGTATTGCATGGCCTACCAATGGTGCACCATCATGGAAAATAACTGATAATGTTATCTACCTGCGCGTGTATCCGGTTGATGAACAGTATAACCGGCTCAAAGACATAAAATACAGGCCAAATAATGAAACGAGCATAATTCAGGAAGAAAGCTACACCCGGGTTATCGCAGTAGATTGGATCCTGTATGGTCCATCCAGTTTCGAGGATGCTGACACAATTAGAAATGAGATAAGCAAAATTGAAACACTGACACAAAACAATGTGTTTCTTGTCTATAGCCGTACCGCCCCGGTGAGGATGCCGGAACTATTTAACGGCCAGTGGTGGGAGCGGTCATCCTTGACGATGTATTTTTACGAGCAAGTAACAAGAGAGCATACCGTGCCTTCAATATCTGGGGTGCAGGTAATTATAAAAACAGAAAAAGGAGATGAGAATATTGGCGACATTACCACTTAGTGACATAGTTAGTGTGACCGTTAGTGCATCAGCAGTATCAACAGCGCTTGCGGGTTTTAATATCGGGTTAATAGTTGGTGATTCAACCGTTATTACGCCGGAAGTACGTGCAAAAGAATATACTAATGCACCGAGTATGATCGAGGATGGCTTTACAGCTGACAGCGAAGAGTATAAAGCAGCAGTATTATATTTTTCACAATCACCATCACCGGAAAGAGTTATTATAGGGCGATGGGATACATCGGACGATGAGACAATCACAGAAGCGCTTATGGGCTGCCGCTCTAAAAATTCCGATTGGTACAGTTTTACCATATGTGGAGCAACAAAAGCTACAGTTTTACTTGCAGCTGCGTATTCAGAAATAGCGAGTCCAAAAGCATTTTATTTTTATACGACAGCAGATGCAGACGTGAAGACGGGGACTGCAGGAAATGTATTCTCTACTCTTGAGGGATTAAGTTATTCAAGATCCTTGGGGGTATATAGTACGACAGCGGATGCTGCAGCTGCAGTTATGGGCTATGCAATGGGGGCAAATACTAGATTGGCCAACAGCGCATACACACTTGCGTACAAGAAATTGGTAGGAGTCACGGTTGATAATCTTGCATCCGGTGAGGTTACTATCATCAAGGGAAATAACGGCAATGTATACGTAAATCGTGGGAACACCTATAATCTTTTTGAGAATGGTGTCGTTGCAAATGGAAAGTTTTTTGACGAGATTATTAACACGGATATGCTTGCAAACGATATTCAGCTTGGGATCATGGATTTACTTGCAAGCGTTACAAAGGTACCTCAGACCGAAGCAGGTGTAAGTCAAATAATTAATTCCATAATAGATGCTTGTGAGGATGCCGTTGATCGTGGATTTCTTGCTGTGGGGACATGGACAGCACCATCATTTAAGAGTGTTACCACCGGAGATATGTTAGCAAAAGGGTATTTAATATTAGCAGATGC